AATACATATGAACTTTCGTAAGCATTTTGACTGCGCTGACGAAAACGTTTTACTGCCTTGTCAATGCTATTATCATAGTGTTCCGGATCAAGTTCAACATCGACCATACCATCGCCTAAGCGATAGCGAATATAGTCTACTGTGTCTGCTCTTAATGATGCTAGTGTTGCCATAGTGTATCCTTGTTCTTATACACTATTTATTACTTTACTGCTTTAAGAATCACAGTGTCAGCATTAAACCTTCCATTCATCTTTGTTTCGACACCCTTGATGTTATCTAAAAACTTGCGCAACTGCACCTTGCCGCTTTTATTAAATTCTGCTAGTTGCTGTTCTGGCTTGCGCAGTGTTTTTGCAACACTTTGCTTTTCATCAAAAAACTGCAGTGTAGTTCCTTTAACTTGTAGCGTAGCATGTTCCTCTGAAACATACTTACCTAGTTTGCGTGTCTTAGTGTTAAACACCCACACTTCCGTAGCATCAATAATATCTACTGGATTAATGCTGGCTACTTTATACTTTTCGTCGGTTTTGCAATACTTCATTTTAGATACCAACTTGTCAGCACTCTTAGGCTTGGGTGTGCGAGTCTTGCGAGTTGCTTTACTTTCTGCTGATATCAGATCACAAGCACCAACAATACCTTGGAACAGTGCAACGCCACGCTTAATGGCTGCTTTGTCTAAGTGTGCATATCCTTCACGCAAATCTTCGTCTTGTTCACGAGCAGGTTGCTGTAGCATAGTATACTCTGCTAGTGGACCTTCGTAGAACGCACGGATATGTCTAGCATGTGCTTGATTAACATTTAGTTTACGAAACAGTTTAACAGCATCCAAACCTTTGAACTTGTCTGGATTGTTAATAAAGTCATCAACTGCTTCTTCAATCTCAGCAATTATGTTGCCGCTTGCTTCCTTGATACGCTCTTGGATGCTGGGCACATAAACATTTTTAGGCTTCTCTGCTTCTACTGCTTTGATCTCTTGTACAATAGTTTTGCCTTTTGCAGCAAGTTTGTCAATGAAAAAACCTTCCATCCAATGCACACTATCTTCAGGCACTTGATCTGCTTTGTCATTGTTTATATAATGACAAAATGCTGCAACATTACTGAATGCAATTGCGCCATCACTGTTCTTAAAGATAGCCTGTGCAGTTTCTTTGTCATACTTCTTTTTAACATACTGCTTGATGATAGGCATATATTCTTTTTTGTCTACGTCAAAGTGAAAGAAGTCGCAAGCACGCCGATAATTGCCCAGCGGCGCTGCGCCGGCGCCAGTAGTTTTACGGCGAGCCTTGGGTGCCTTTTTACGCTTGATAGGTTTACCTTTAAGAGCGGTCAATGCCATGTTGTAAAAACTCCATTTCCATTTGTGTTTCAAAGATACTTATATCGACTTGCTTAATCTCAATCATCTTTTCGATCAAATCAAGTGTAAGGTTCTTACTTACACCATTGCGAACACCATGTGCAATTGTCTCAAGGTCTTCGATATCTTTTAATAGTTCATTCATTATACAACCTTTCCGTTAGCAACAATAGATGACATCATTAGCCTTGCTTGACGCAGACGACTTTCTAAATGTTTAATAACTTTAGGATTTTGAACTTTACGAGCTGCTTCTTCCATTAACCAATGCGGGATAACACGCAGCATACGCTCAACACTTTCGATTTGCTTTTCTCTAGGCATAGAGATAACGTTTCTTCTGTATTGTGCATTACTAATAGGCTTAGACATATTTCTCTCCTCAACTTCAACTTACTATATTAATATAGCACCTTTTGAGAATGTGTCAACCTTTTTTGAGAGATAATTTGTAACTTCCAGGATTTCGTGGACTATTTGTCCAACTTTTTATGTGAGGATGCTGGCCTGCCCATGCTCCAAACTCATTCATAATAGCACCTTGCCCTGTAACAACAACCACAGTGCGTTGCTTATTATAGTATGCATCTGTTATGCGAGTATTGAATATTCGCCAGGCTGCATGTATACTATGTCCGTGTAGATCTAGTTTCATCGAGTTATTTATAAGCGATAAATACTACGCAATAAGGAATTAATATGCCAAGAATTTCACTATGGAAAGACGGTGCTCACACCAACGATTATAGATTCTTTGACAGAAGAATCAAAGAAATGTTTACAGTTGGCGGCACTGGAATAAATGTACACAAATATTTAGGTGTTGCGAGCCAAGGCGGCAGTGATCCAAGCCAGCCTAACTATAGTGAGCCAGATCCATTGGGCATACAAGACTTCTTATTTTTAGAAAACAGAGATAGAGTATACGATCAAGACATCTATAATTTACGCGGTATATACAGTGTAAGCGATACAGACTTTGACTTATCGCAGTTTGGTTTGTTCCTGGCAAACGATACACTGTTTATCACACTCCACGAAAATGATATGCTAAACAATCTTGGTCGCAAACTTATGTCAGGCGATGTTATTGAATTACCACACCTGACAGACTTTAGCGCACTAGATGAAAGCGTAGAACTAAGCCTCAAACGCTACTATGTTGTACAAGAAGGTAGTCGCCCAAGTGAAGGATTTAGCCCAACTTGGTGGAGTCATTTGTGGCGTATTAAGTGTACACCGCTAGTAGATGCACAAGAATACAACGATATTCTTAATGTACTGCAAGAAGATAGTGATGGTAACACTACAGACAATACGCTCCGTGACTTGCTTAGTACATACAACAAAGAACTCGAGATCACAAACAAGGTTGTTGCTGCAGCAGAAGCAGAGGTACCAGAAAGTGGCTATGATACAAGTCAATACTATATTGTTCCCACTGATCCAGTTACTGGTAGACCACTAGAATCCAAAGGCGTAAATGCTGATGATACTGCACAAAATGCAGACAGTACTGACGCAAGTGCAGACGCTAGACGAATTACGCCTACTAACACCAATGCTTACAGTGGATACTTAGTAGGCGATGGACTTGCTCCTAACGGCGAGCCAATAAGTATGGGTACTAGTTTTCCAAGTGATTCACAAGAAGGCGACTTTGTATTGCGCTTAGACTTCTTACCAAACAGACTGTTTAGATACAGCGGATCGCGTTGGATTAAAGTAGAAGATGATGTGCGTAGTAAACTTACGCCAGGCTCAGGCTCAACACAAATGGATGGATTTATTAATAACACAAGCACATTTACTGCAGACGATAACACTACTGCAACCAGTAGACAGTCGCTTAGTGATGCACTGAAACCTAGAGAAGATTAATGCCACAACAATTCTTTTATGATGAACAGATAAGACGTTTCCTATTGCAGTTTATTCGTGCATTTAGTAACTTTCAAGTCGAGTATGGCAAGGATCGTGCAGGTAATACTACGCTTGTTACTGTGCCTGTTAAGTATGGCGATAGTACTCGTATGGTCAGTAGTATACTTCGTGAGAACAGCGAAAATAAAATTATACCAACTCCAATGATTAGTTGTTATATGACAGGACTAGAATACAACGCAGAGCGCAGACAAGATCCTACGTTTATTGACAAGAAGCATATTCGTATGCGCAAATTCGATCCTAACACAAACGAATACACAACACAGCAAGGCAATGCATTTACAGTAGAGCGTGTCATGCCTGTTCCTTATACACTACAGTTAAGCGTAGATGTATGGACTAGTAATACTAATCAAAAACTACAACTAATGGAACAAATATTAGTACTGTATAATCCTTCACTTGAAATACAAAGCACTGATAACTATTTAGATTGGACAAGTTTAAGTTATATTGAACTTGCAAATGTACAATTTAGTAGCAGAAGTGTGCCAGTTGGTGTTGACGAACAAATTGATATTGCTACACTTTCATTTACTGTTCCGATTTGGTTGACTGCACCTGCTAAGGTTAAGAAACTCGGTGTCATTAACAAGATTGTTGCTAGTATATATGATGATCAAGGCGGCATTGCAGATGGTGTTATTGATGGACAAATACTATTAGGCGAGCGTATGAAATTTACGCCAATGAACTTTGGAATTATACTATTAGGTAACACTGTGCAAATACTTGATCGTAATGAAACAAGCACTAACAAAGTAGATTATACTCCACTGAATGATCCGCCGACAAAAGTAGGCACAGATGATGTTAGTTGGGCTGCACTAATCAATCAATATGGTGAACTACAAAGTGGAATAAGTCAATTGCGTTTAGAGCAAGGCTCTGCAGAAATAGTAGGCACAGTTGCGTTCCATCCTAGTGATCCATACAAACTGCTATGGACAGTAGACGGTGATACTGTCCCAACAAACGACTTGCCTGCTGTAACAAAGATTATTAATCCTTTGCGTAGTGCGCCTGGTGTAGGACTTGCTGCGGCAGCACAAGGACAACGTTACCTGATTCTCAATGCTATTGGCGATGCAAGTAACACAGATGGTCCGGATGCTTGGGGAAGTTTAGTGGCAGGCGCAAATGATATTGTTGAGTATAATGGTACAGATTGGCAAGTAGCATTTGACAGTAGTACCGATTCGGGTGTACACTATATGACTAACACCAATACACAACTACAATACAAGTGGACCGGAACAGAGTGGGTCAAGTCATATGAAGGCGAATATCAAGCGGGCGACTGGAGTATCGTTATCTAACAGCGGTGTTGGAGCGTTATTTTTAAGCAAATCAACAAGTAGATATATGTTTGTACTGCGCAGTGGCGCCAGGTATGACAGCATGTGGGCGTTTGTTGGTGGCAAAGTTGAAGCAGGTGAGACAGAGTATACTGCACTACAGCGTGAGATTGCTGAAGAAATTGGCTTTATGCCCCTTGTACTGAAAACTATTCCAGTAGAAAAATTTACCAATACAAAGAATAATTTTACTTATAGCACATATGTCTGTGTTGTAGAGGAAGAATTTATCCCTAAACTAAACAGCGAACACAAAGGCTATGCATGGAGCAAACTAGATTCATGGCCCAAGCCACTGCATCCTGGTGTGTTTACTACGCTTCAAATTGATGAAATTGCTAAAAAGATTGCAACTGTTGAAACTTTAATGTGCAATAGCACCTAATCCTGCTAGGTTAAAATATTGTAAATATGTTATTTCTTTAACATTAGGGCACCACTTATATGCGTCTGGCATAAGTCCTTGATAATATGCAACATAATAAAATTCAACATCGCTGTATGTTAGAAATATTTTGCATGCTTCTTGTATAAGTTTTGCATTTGCGCCTTCAACATTTACTTCACGGTATACACTATGTTCACCAAAATAAATGTTGTCATCTTCTTTATCATAACAGGTCATGCCTACCATAAACACTTGCTTGTGTCCATCTGCACATGCAAGTCGCAGTGCAAGAGTGCCTATGCTTGCAGTAAACATTTGTGGATATAAGTGGAAACTGCCTGGATGTGCTAGTATGTTTTTAACATTGCTATACACAATATTATCTTCGCCATAGCCACTAGCAGCAATGTCTGTGCAGATATCTTTGTTTGTGGATATTAAAAATGTTGGGTTAAAATCTTTGTATACTAGATTACATCCGTAACTCTGACCTACACTGCGCACACCTAGAGCGCCACCTGTTTGACCTTTCAGCAAACGCAAATCAAACCTGTTTCTAGATTTGCTGTTGCCAATAACATGCGCAACGTTGGTATGTTCATCATTGATAATAGTTTTGTCAATCCAAGACATGCTTTCTGGATCGTTGCGTGTTTTCCAACTAGTATTTGCGCTCACCATCTCCCCCAAGTAGTCTGCGGTATAAAACCGACCTTGGGACATTAGATTCTTCCTACAACAACTTCAATTACGTCTGGCCCTGCGCCTATTTTGTTTTCCAGTGCTTTACCAATAACACAGCCTGTTGGTGGATTGCTATCTTCAAGCCATGCTTCTGCATGTCCCGGAGTTGCGCTGCTTACCATTAAATCGCCTTTGCGGATCTCGCCAACTACTTTACAAGGTACACGCCCTTGCAAGCCTACAGCAACACTGTTTTCCAATGCGCTATTCATCAAGTATGCAGGATCAGTACTAACAATACCAGCAATACGCTTGTCTAAACGCTGTGTAGATTGTGTAACTTCTTCATCACCACCGAATACTAAAACCGTGCCTGCTTCATAGTTGCTGTCACTGGTATAACGTTCTGCCAAGTCAGCATATTTTGCGCTGGAAGCAACACCAGTAAAGGCTGCACTTGTTAGTGTGCCACTACTTGGGTTATATAACAATCCACTGTCTTGCTTAACCGCTGTTAATGCACCACTTGTTGTAGCCGCGAAGTACAGTAAGAAGTCAGTGTTTGTACTAGTGTCTGCACTAATAGTTGCACCTGCTGCAGCAAATGATAAGTTGCCACTTGCGTCTGTGACCATTGCTTGTCCAGAACTTCCATCAGCGGCTGGTAGTGTAAATGTTAAATTTGAACTTACTGTTGCTGGTGCTTGTAGGGCAACATAATGACTGCCATCTGAATCACCAAATCGCAAATCTGCTTGGTTATTAAGAGTAATGTCCTGTGTGCCTGTTAACTTTGCACTTTGAAATCCACCGGCAGTTGAACCATCATGTACTCTTAAAGTATCATTAGTAGTATCAACTGTAACTTCACCTAATGCGCCCGTGAAGGAATTATTTTCTGTACTAGTTCCTCGTCTAAATTGTACTTGTGTAGCCATCTTTTAATCCTTTACTGCAGTAGTATTTATCATTACGGTTTAGTGGGCCATGTTACATCATCTAGTGATGTGGCGCTGTTTGTAATATCACGCAATGCTTGTCTGTATGCTGTCATCTCACTGCTCATTGTTACATCGCCCAAAGCATAAAAATCTGTTTCTGCTATCAGTCTATCTCGTTCTATGCGTAATAGTTTCATAGGATGTGCATTTGTTAATTCAGTTAATTTTGCATTTACATTTGAGTATGTTAACACAACATCTGCTGGGTCTTTGCTCAAAATTGCACTGTTGTTACTATCTGCTCCAGTAATTTTAAAAACGTTATTTGCAAAATCAGTTGCGTTTTCTACTAATCCATAGACGTACCACTGAGTGCCGGGTGCTAGTGCAGTCAGTGCGTCAAGTATATGTGGTGGTGGATGACTAATATCATCGTATAAAGGTGTTGTCATACTGCGTACTCCATAAGTTCTATTGCTCCATATTTAGGATAAGCACTGTTATAAGTGATAGGAT